TGTATCTTGAACCATGCAAACATGAATTCCCATTGTTGTGCATGATCGCCTCGCACTACCATACGGGGCTTGAGAAAATCTGTTCTGAAGATTACCACTCTATACGGGTCAGGGACGCAGCGAACCGTTTAAAAGACGTCGCAGTACAGCAGCGGTGTGATGATGTAGCGAAGGATGAGAAGTGCAGCAATGTGGCTGATGCCGGAGGGAAACCAGTGCGCGAAAAGCGTAGTTCGGCAGCAACAGTATTGTCAGCAGACTCACTGGATGAAAAGAGTGCATCAAATGGATACGACGACGTTGACGGTGACGCTAGGTCATACCATCGACTACAGTGCTCACTGTGTGGATCGCAGGGGTTGGGCGATCCTTGCGACCGGTGTAAACAGCGGCAGCAGTCCTGCTGCGCTTTGTGTGGAGGAGTTGGCAGTGGAAACCCATGCGCCTCCTGTCGCGCATGGGACCGGAAATCAGCGGCGGCTGATCCGTGTTGCTATTTATGTGGGTCGAAGGGGTTTAGTGATGTCTGTCCACCATGCAAATCGGTCAGGGATTTCGCTATCTCGGGTGATGGCCTAGATCATAAGCATGATGAGGACTCAAAGGAACCCAATGTGGTCAAGTTGCCAAAGCCGCCCTCACAAGCGTCGTTACTGGCTTCTATGGCAGCCGCAGCGGCCTCTACGACCCAACAGACACCCATCTTGCCACCGCTGACGCCTCAACAGCCACAACGCCCTACGCAGGCCGCCCAAACCACGCAACCCACTGCGAAATCTGTACGGTTCGCAGCGAACCCAGTATACATACCACCACCGGCTTTCATAAGCTTTACGGGAGTACTTTCGCGGCTATTCTCTGGAAAACCACCGTTCCGTGCGCCATTCGTGCCCATCGTGCTTGAGCCACTTGAGGATGATACGCCTGAAGTCGCGGCCGTCCTGCGGGAGTCTGAGGCCATTGCCTCAACTTTGTTGAACAACAAGGATTTGGATAGTAAAGCCGACCGCACTGCCTATGTGGCAAAGCTTTCAAACAGGCTGAGACACTCTGTGGCTGCGACATTGGGCTATGCGTTGGGACCAAGGGTTGCGAAGATTGTGAAGACAGCCGAAAGACAGGCTCTTGACGAACGCATTAGCGGGGCACTTGACCGACGCATGAGCCCATACTCTGAGTCGATCGTGGATGTTTTGTTCGACTCCATCGCAGGG